AAGCCTATATGATGACTAATTATAAATCAAAATACTTTAGCAAGGGTGTAGATATTATAACATTAAATAGCATACACAAACAATATAAAGAACAATTAAACCATTTTTTAAAATGACAAAAAAACAAAAAGTGACCACGGCTATTGGAGAGCTAAATGATATAATTACTAGGTGTAGATATTTTATTCAAGAGTCTAATTCTTTAATAACAAGTATAAAAGAAGAATTTACAGACATATATTTCCCTATTGAAACTCATAAAATTATAGAATTAGTAAAAGAAGAATTTGGTGTAAATTTTGTTGTAAAAAGTAGGAAACCAGAAATTATAAACGCAAGATTTGCTTGTGCTTATTTACTTAAGAAATTTACTGGATTAACCTTACTTGAAATAGCTGAATATGTAGGTTCAAAAGACCACAGCACAATTGTTCACTCAATACGAGCTTGTGCAAATTGGATAGCTACTGATATAGATTACAGAATGAAAATTAAAAAATTAGAAAACGAACTTTGGAAATATCACAACGAATTATATGGTAACAATCTTCAAAAAGTATAGCGACATAGGTAATCCATTACCCGCTAGCTTATCAAGTGTATTAAATGGAATTAGAGATGGTAAGGTAAAAGAGCAGATAGAAAGGATACGTCAAGAGTCAAGTCAGGAAATAATTACTGAACTTAAAAAGGAATTGCCTTGTGTTTTATTTACTGGGGAGTTTACCATACCTATTAGAAAAAGTAGGGAAGATGGGACTGTCTATGAATCTTATCGTAATGACAATTCTTTAAGCATACATTCAAAGTTTATCCCATTTGATGTGGATGACATTGATGTAGAAAAGTACAAAGAAGAAGCTAAGAAAGACCCATTCATATACGCCTTATGGGTATCCCCATCTGGCACGGGCCTACACGGATTAATAAAGATAGCTGATGGTAATAAGCATGAGCAACATTACAATGCCTTGCTTAAAAGATATCCTATGTTTGACCCAACGGCTCGTAACCCATCAAGGATTCTTTTCTTTTCATATGACCCAAATATTTACATAAATTATGATAGTAAAACATTCTTTGAGGTCATAGAGAATGTACACAATGATGGTGTACTAATGACTGGCGTTAGTACTGATTACGCAAAGCTAAATATAGCCTCAAAAATGATACAAAAAGCTGAAATAGGAGCTAGGCATCATTCTGTAATTAAAGCGGCTTATTTGGTTGGAGGATGGGTTTCAGGAGGGCTTGTGGAGGATTCTATAGCCAAAAAAGTATTAGAGTATGAGGTTTTAAAGAAATTTGGTCCTCAAGAAGCTGAAATTGAGATTCAAGCAATAGCTGATGGTATAAAGGCTGGTCAGTATATGCCTATTAATGAACTTGCAACTTACGAAAGGGCAGCCATAGAGGAATTAGGTCTTATTGATGAGGAGCTTTCATTCTTAGTAAGTAACAAGGCTGATGAAGAATATATAAGAAAATATAGATCGGGCCTTATCCCAATTGGTTTACCTTTTGGGTATGATGATATGGACAAATATCTCTTACTTAAAGAGGGAGAGTTTTATGCCCTACTTTCTCATGCTCATACCGGGAAGACTGCCTTAACATTTTGGCTGATATTTTTATCATCTTATAAATACGATTGGGGGTGGGTGGTCTATACAGGGGAGAATAGAACCTCTTCAGTTAAGATGAGAATGATAGAGCATTATGTTGGTAAGACTATTAAAAATTGTTCAGAATTTGAATTCCAAGAGGCTTTAAAGTGGGTTAATGAGAGGATGTATTTTATCAACAATGATACTATGTACTCTTATGATGACCTTCTTAAATACGCTGAAAAGGTATCTAAATTTCATTCTATTAAAGGTATGTTCATTGACCCAATCAACGCCTTGAAAGTTAAAGGTAATTCTAAGTATGACAATGATATGGAGATGTATACTGATATGCTTTTGTTTACCAAAAGAACTAACATTTCAATATTCGTAGCCTTGCATACAAGGAGTCAATCTCAAAGAGAGAGAAATAAAGATGGTAATCAGCTAATACCTTTCCCTGCCGATGCTGATGGTGGTGCAGTACTTTATAACAAGGCTGATATATTCTTAACAATGAATAGAAATATTCAAGACCCTCAGACTTGGATGATAACAGAAATCTATGTAAACAAAATGCGTAATAAAGACACTGGGGGGAATACAACACCTAGAGGTCAAATGATTAAATTAAAGATGAAAGATGGCATTGAGTTTACTGATGAGAATGGTTGGCTTCCAATAAAAAGGGTTGGTAGGATTGAACCTAAGATAGATTATGTTCCACCAACTGATGAAGAATTAGAAAAAATAATGCAAGAATTGCCATTTTAATAAACTAAAATAATAACTTTGCGATATGAGGGTAATAAAATTTGGTGTAGCATTATATGACACAAGTATATCAGACCTTAAAGAAAGAAGAGAGAAAAGAATTGAATTTAATACTGCAAAAAAAGCTTGTGCTAAATTAGGTATAAGTGATAATATTCTTAAAAGGGTTATTGCAAATAAAGAAAGAATATATATTGAAAATTATAAAAAAGAATTTGCAATCAGACACATAAAATCAGAATAAAATAAATAAAAACATGGAAAAATTATTCAAAGAACCAGAATTACAGAAAAAATTTGATGATACAAAAATATTATTTGAAGAAGTAAAATTAGCAGTATCATCCAAAGTAGATTTAAACAACCCAATATCGGTATTAGAAAAATTAAATTTAATTGCTAATATACAAGGAACTGCCGCAGAGTGTAAGGCAAGATTTCAGTTTCTTTTAGAAAGACATACCCTAAATAAGTTATCCATAACAGATAACTACAATGGTTCAGCTGCTGAAAAGAAAGCCATATTAAATGCTGAGGTTGCGGGAGTATCTTTTTACGATACTTGGTGTGAATTAGTAATAAAGGAAATGCATTATAGAATTGAGATATTGAGGACTGCATTATCCTATTTAAAATCGGAGACTCTTAATTTAAAATAAAAAAAACATCTATGGAAAAAGCACCAAAGATTTACGCTGGTAAAGGCGTAAAAAAGAATGACACTTGGTTAGCAGTTACTGTTAACCCAGAAGTAATTAACCAACACATACAAGATTACAATGGTAAGAAGTATGTTAAATTGAACATCAATATCGGCAAAGCTGATAAGTTTGGTAAAGATGTCCAGATCAGCATTGATACTTGGACTCCTACTGCAAAAACAAATTCTGTAGTAGCAGAGGAATCTGATTTACCATTCTAATCCCTTCTTAGGCCGTAATTACTAACTCGTAGGGGGTAAGATTTTTCTTATCCCCTATTTTTTACTTTTATTCAAATAATATGTCAGCAAACCTAATATCAGCAATACATCACATAAGAATTTCGCAAGAACATTTTGAAGATTTTATAAGACAAAATCCTCAGTCAAAGGGGGAGAGGTTATTTAAAACCTATATTTCAAAATTAAAATGGGTAATGAATGATGTACATACATACCCTTACTTTGACCAAGATACAAGAGATTGTATAAAGAATGAAATAGAGTGCGATGCATTCACAATACCCGCAATACTTGAAAAGATATCCTTACTAAATCCAGAACAAAGAGAGCTGATAGAGTCTACGATAGACGCTATGGTATCCGGAGAAGAGGTTAAAATAGTTGACATAAAAGAATTATAATTTAGTAACTTTGCTATATGATAGATATTATCTATGGTATTGAATGTCATATACCTAATGCACCACTATTGAACGATATAGATGGGAGCAATCTACCTACCAAGAAACAAAAGTTTACTAGGATAGAGATACCAGATTCATTTTATGAGGTGGAGGTAGATGAAGATGATGTGCCAAGTTATAACGAAGAGCAAATAGAATTTATTAAAAGAGAATTTGCAAGATGTAGAGAAGGGTATTGGTTTATGAACAATGGCTTCCCTACCTTTATTACAGGAGACCACTATTTTTACCTTAACTATTGGACATTAGAGTCTGGCATTTTCCCTGATTATAGGGATGCCGATAGAAAGTGGTTCTTATTCTATGAGGAGATTTCCAAAGACAAAAACATACTAGGCGTTATTAGGGTTAAGAAAAGAAGAGAGGGGGCAACCTCACAAGCTTCTTGTATCCTTACTAAAGAAGCAAGCAATACAGAGAATACTAGATGTGGTATTATATCAAAGACAGGAGGTGATGCCTCTGACTTATTTGCTAATATGGTGGTATATGGTTTTAGGGCTATGCCGATGTTTCTTCAGCCAAGAACAGACGGAACAGAAGACCCTAAAAAGAGATTAATATTAGTTAAGCAATCCAAAAGAAAGAAAACAAACAAAGGACTTTTCAATAAGAGAGAAGGACTTAATTCATTTATAGAATGGCGTAACACCGCCCTAAACTCATTTGACTCTGGAAGATGGAGTAGGTTATTAATAGACGAGGCTTCCAAGTTCCCAACAGAAGTACCTATTACAGAGTATTGGAACATTGTTAAAAAGACTTTAACTGAGGGAGCTAACAAAGTAGGATTTGCCTTAATGGTATCTACTGTTAACCCTCCTAACAATGGTGGACAAGAGTTTAAAAATCTGTGGGATGACAGCAATCAATTCAAGCACGGAAGAATAACGCCAAGTAAATTAGTTAGATACTTTGCACCAGCAAATGAAGGATTAGCTGGCTTTATAGATACCTATGGGATGTCTAGAAAAGAAGAAGCAAAAGAATTTATTCTTGCTAACTATAGAAACAATGACCAAGATACAAGAGACTATCCTTTAAATGAAGAGGAGGCTTTTAAATTCAATCAAGCCGATTGCCACTTTAATTTAGACAATATACTAACTCAAGAGATGAGTTTAAAAGAGAATCCTGTTACCTTGAGAAGAGGTAGATTCTATATAGATGGTGAAGATAAGGTACAATTTGCTGATGACTCTTCCGGATATTGGTTGATATATAAGTTCCCTAATAAAGCTAATAACATTCAGTTTACGGGTAATGTAATGTATCCTAGAAACATAGGAGAGTATGGATTTGGTATTGACCCATTTAGGCACTCTATGACCTCGGGAGAAGGCTCTCAAGGTTCAGCTTGGATAGGAGAGAAGGTAGACTCTACAAAGGAAGGTAGTGGAGCTCCTGTGGCCCATTTCTTTGGGAGGCCTAAGATGAAGAAATTGTTTTGGAAAGAAATGCTAATGGGTGCTATGTACTATGGAGTGCCAGCAACAATAGAGTCAGATGCTGGGGATGATTATTACGATTACTTTAAATCAGACAATGACTTTGGCAAGAATTGTTTACCTATGCTTGGGAAAAAACCAGATGCTGTTATAGACCCACAAAGAAAAACAAAAGTAAATGTAATGCAAAGGGGTATTAGTTCAGCTGATGCTTTTGCCCTATCTAAGCAGTTAGAATATTGTATTAACTATGTAGAGCATTATTGCCACCTAATAAACTATCTTGATTTATTAGATGAGCTTAAAAGATACGACCATAGTAATAGAACTAAGTTTGATAGAACTGTATCATTTATGATTATGTTGTTGACACTAACTGGTCAAACTAAGTCTCAGGCAATATTAAAGAAGAAGAGTCCATTAATAGAGACCTTCAGCCCAAATCAGTTTAGTACTTTTTAGTACGCTCATACTCGTAAAGAAGCATACCAACTGCATCCACAAACTCCTCGTTATATTTTAGCTGATGTCTATTTGCAGCATCTAAAACAAGATGGGTTAGTTCGTGGTAGAATGTTTTATGTATTTCAGCCCTTGGCAATCTTTTACCATTATCCGTAGATGTTAGAGTTATAGTCTTATCTGTAAAATCAGCCTCACCTAGCAATCCGTTTTCATCACAATACTCATCGTCATATTGAACGATAATCTTTTTACCATTTAGTTTGAACTCGCTAGGTATGGTAATTTTATTCGGCATTTTTCAATAGGATTTCATCAGGCCTATCTGGCTCTGTTTGTATGTTTACTTTATTACCGCCTCTGACCTTACCTAGCATTCTTTTTATTTCATCCTCTGCTATGTACATATCTTGAAGTTCTTTTACTAGGTACGCCTCTTGTTCTTGCAACGACATTTTATTGAATTTTTTACTAAGTTTCATAGATTTATTTGAGCTGTAAATATACTAATAAACTTGATTGTTTTCTTGTAGCTTTCTGATTGCAGCCTGCAAATACATAGCTTTATCAAGAGTCTCTTCATAAGCCTCTTGTAGCCAATTAACTAACGCATAATCATCTCTATCACAAGTAGTTCCATATTTATTAATTCCTAATATTTCTCTATCCTCTAGGTCGGATATAACCTTGTCTAATATTTTACTCATATTAAAATATTTTATTACCTATTATTCTTTTATTTTTAACCTCAAAGTTACCATCTTTCTCTACCAATATTTGAGCAAATCCTAAGTTATGTTTAGTATTATGCGGGTCATAATCAGGGGATAAGGTGCATAGACATCCTGTAGACCAACACCCTATATCTTCTTCTTTAATATTGCTTTCTGAGTGAGCTGAACTTGCATGCACATGACCTATAAGCATTGAACTTTTTGCTCTCATGAACACACCCCTTGCAGCATTAACAGGAGCCATAAATCCTCTTACAATAGTATGCCCATGAAGTAGGTGTAATTTACCGGCTCTAACCACAATATTTTGCTCATAGAAATCTACATTGTATTTCTTTAAATCAAGTCTTTGTGGTAGTCTAAAATAATCATCATTGAAAAGCATTGGAGCCTTCTTCATAAGATAACGTACATACCAATTATCATGGTTACCCTCAATCCAAACTATGTGAGCCTTAGGGAATATTGTTCTTAGATGGCTTAAAAAGATTTGGCAGTATTCAAACCATTCCACTACATCATCTGGGCTTGGCGGTGGTGCATCGTGATTTGTAAATGGAGTGTTATCTAAAATATCTCCACCTAACACTATGCAATTTATTTTCTCTTTCTTCCCGTATTCTATGGCTAATTTAATAGCATCATTGTCTTGGTTTGGGATGTGTATGTCAGACATCCAAAGGATATTATTGGAGCTGACAGGTAGGTCTACAAATTTTCTAGAAGAACATTTTGATGGAGGTAAATCAGGAGTATGAGGTATACTTACTCTTTTACTACTCCAATCCCCATTTGCACCAGTGACTCTTCTTACATAAGTTCTAGCCTCTTCTTGGCTAGAATAGATTGCCTCGTAATCGTTGAACAATTTTGCAGCAATGGATGATTTAGATATTGAAGGGAATTTCAATACGTAATCAGCTGCTAGCTGAATTTTCTGATTCATGTGTTGTGTGTTTAGAACTTAGCTTCAGCTTGATGATACATGGATAAAAATCCATTTGTAAAATCTTTATCAGGCAAGGCATCATTAGAGCCCATTACCCAATTTCTATAATAAGCCAAAGCTAAATCATTAGCTGATGTTACTAAACCGGTATGATATGGATGTGCTATTCCACCAACAAACAATCCTCTACTTAAAATCTCATATTCTAATATATCTAATGAATCCTTGAAGGAAGCAAAGCAAGCAAATCTTCTTTGCTTATTAGTCATATTCTCGCTCTTTATGGTGGTGCCTATAATCTTAGGAGAAATATGTGAATCCCATCTAGCCCCGTCAGTTTGTAATCCTATGTAGTTATTACAGATGCCACTTTTACCATTTGCTCCCTCAT